ATAAAATACTTAACAATGTTAAGCAAATAAATAAAAGAACGAAACAGGAACAAACTAGTTAACATGTTAACTATGACCGTTTTGTTAACATGTTAACTATCTAGGGTTACTATGTGATATTGGCAATCAGCTTTTAACTATTATAGACCCCCCACCCCCTAAATATGGGGGTACACATGTATGGCATAGGTGTAATAAGTTTGATTGATAAATTCATTTAAATGTATTATCGTTCGGATATGTCAGTTAATTTACAAACCCTTCCAGACGAGGTTCTTAAAGAACTCTTGTTACTGGAGGAGCAAAAGAAAAAACTTGAGACTCGTGATATAGCTCGTGAGAAGTTTATGGCATACGCAAAACATGTGTATGATGGTTTTATAGAGGGTAGACATCACGGAATTATCGCAGAAAAATTGGAAGCTATTGCTCAAGGTAAGTTGAAAAGACTTATTGTAAACATGCCCCCCAGACATTCTAAGTCTGAATTTGCATCCTATTTAATGCCTTCTTGGTTTTTGGGGCGTAATCCTAAATTAAAAATAATACAGGCTACCATGAATACTGAACTTGCTGTAAGGTTTGGTAGGAAAGTCCGAGATCTCATTGCGGATCCCATATATGCTGAGATCTTCCCCAACACGGACTTGAAACAGGATAGCCAAGCAGCAGGTCGTTGGGAGACTAGTGCAGGCGGGGAATATTTTGCAGCCGGGGTGGGTGCTGCAATGACAGGTCGTGGTGCTGATTTATTAATTATTGATGATCCACATTCCGAGCAAGATGCGTTATCTACAAGTGCGTATGATACTGCCTATGAATGGTATACGTCTGGTCCTCGTCAAAGACTTCAACCGGGGGGTACCATAATAATTGTGCAAACCAGATGGTCGAAGAAAGATTTGACGGGTCGTTTATTACAAGCTCAAGCGAAAGACACTATGGCTGATCAGTGGGAAATGGTTGAGTTTCCTGCCATCCTACCATCGGGGGAACCATTGTGGCATGAGTTCTGGAAGAAGGAAGAGTTATTAAAGGTCAAGGCTTCATTGTCCCCCGGCAAGTGGAATGCTCAGTGGCAACAAGATCCGACTTCTGACGAAGTTGCCATGGTCAAGCGTGAGTGGTGGAATTTATGGGAACGAGAGGACACGCCACGATTGGACTATATAATTCAGAGTTATGATACGGCTTACAGTAAGAAGGAGACGGCTGACTATAGTGCGATAACGACTTGGGGTATATTTGAGCCGAAGGAGAATGGTGAGCAGCATATTATATTACTTGACGCTGTTAAGGGTCGTTGGAATTTTCCGGAGTTAAAGGAGATTGCTGTTGAGCAGAATGAATACTGGGAACCGGACATGATGTTGATTGAGGCAAAAGCGAGTGGACAACCTTTGGCTGATGAATTAAGATTAATTAATTTACCTGTTACGACATTTAGTCCAGGAAGAAGGCGAGGGGGTAACTTAGATAAAACGACAAGGATGCATATTGTGTCGCCTATTTTCGAATCTGGAAAAGTGTGGTATCCTGATGAAAAGTTTGCTGACGAGGTTATAGAAGAGGTTGCTTCATTTCCGAATGGCGATCATGATGACTATTGTGATAGTATGACTATGGCATTAATGAGATTTAGACAAGGCGGGTTTATTAGTTTACAAGGTGAGGAGATTCCGGAAGATTGGTTTCCTCGTAGAGCAAGAGAGTATTATTAGGAGTATAAAATGTCTGGTAAAGAAAAAGCTAAAAAAGAAGTTAAATCTGCTGTAAACATGGGTAATTTAATGCTTACCGATTTAAAAAAACAAGGATTATTACCAAAAGAATATAAAGAGGGATACGCATTAGAAAAGGGAAAAAGCGAAAAAAAAGTAGATGCATTTCTTAAACAACAAAAGAAAAGAGGTCAGAGTGAGAAAGATGCTCTTAAAACTTTAAATAAACAAACAAAAAATTTTAAAAAAAAGTTAAATACTGGTTATACAGGAATGAGAAAACAAGCGGGTCTTTTACCTGAGAGAAATATGCCCTCAGTAAAAAAAGCAATGGGCGGGGTAATGAAAAACCGTGGTGGAATGTTTAAGGGAACTTATTAAAGGAGAATAAAATGGGTAGAGTCGAGACTAGGAAAAAACAAAAAGAAGTTGCAGAATTAAAACGTAAAGCTAAAGCTAAAGAAAAATTAACTAAATCAGGTCCGCCTTCTAAAAAAGAATTAGTTGATAAAGCAGCCAATCTTATGTCTAAAAGAGAAACTATGAGATCAAGTGCGTTTCCAACTGTTAACGAAAAATCAAGAAAAAATTTAAAAAAGTTTGAATTAACATCGAAGGCTACCAGAGATGTTGGTAATATGTTGGATAATAGAATAAAGAGAGTTACTCAAAGTGACTTACTTTCAAATGTTTCATCACCTTTAGGAAAAAGACAAAAATTAATTAAAGAATTGAAGAAAAAAGGTGCAGCTAAACAAATTCCTAAATCAATGAACATGGGCGGGGTAATGAAAGCTCGTGGTGGGACATTTAAAGGTACTTATTAATGGCTAAGAAAAAACCCATAAAAAAAGGCAAGGGTAAAAGTGTTACTAATCGATTTTCGGATCGGATGCTTCCTAAGAAAAGTAAAAAAACGAGGATAACATAATGGCGGAACCTAGACAAATAGCAGGAATGGTCGAACAGTCAATGGGCGGGGGTGGCAGGTTAATGCCAGAGGAAGATAGTTTAAATATCGAATTACCATCGACCACTGACGAGTTACCAGAAGGAATTGAATTAGCGAGTGATGAGGTAGTAGAAGTTGAAGCAGAGCCATATGACCATGGAGCCAATCTGGCAGAGGTTCTTGACGATTCAGTTTTGGGAGATTTATCATCAGATTTACGAGCCAAGTTCCGAGAGGACGTTGAGTCTAGGGAAGATTGGGAAGAGGCTATTGCGAAGGGATTAGGGTTACTTGGAATTAATTACGAGGATCGAAGTGAACCCTTCTTAGGTGCGAGTGGTGTAACACATCCATTATTAAGTGAAGCTGTTACGCAGTTTCAAGCACAAAGTTATAAAGAGATGTTACCAAGTGGTGGTCCTGTAAAGACGCAGGTACTGGGAACACCGACTCAAGAGACTGAGGCACAGGCACAGCGTGTAGAAGATTTCATGAATTATCAGATTACTGAGATCATGGAGGAGTATGACCCAGACACAGATCAGATGTTATTTTATTTGCCATTAACTGGATCTACATTTAAAAAAGTTTACTTTGACGAAACCAAACAGAGAGCCGTTTCCAAGTTTGTACCAGCAGAAGATATGGTTGTTCCGTATTCGGCTAGTGATTTAAGAACAGCGGAGAGGGTGACACATGTAGTTAGAATGACATACAATGATATTCGCAAACTACAAGTAGCGGGAGTTTATAGAGATGTTGAATTATCTGAAGCAGATGAGGGTGACGATGATGGAGCAATCCAAGAACGTGCTGATGAGTTGTTGGGATTACGTCCTAACTATTCTGACGACTCTTATACCTTATTGGAATGCCACATTGACTTGGATTTGGAAGGTTTTGAAGACACGGATATGGAGGGGAATCCTTCGGGCGTTATGTTGCCTTATATTGTTACCCTTGATCAAAGTTCTGGAAAAGTGTTATCAATTTCTAGAAACTTTAGAGAACAAGACCCACTAAAGCGTAAAAGACAATATTTTACTCATTTCAAATTTTTACCGGGATTTGGGTTTTATGGTTTCGGGTTACTACACACAATCGGTGGTTTATCTCGTGCAGCGACTTCTATATTAAGGCAGTTGATTGATGCTGGTACGTTATCAAATCTACCAGCTGGTTTTAAAGCTCGTGGTGTTCGCATTCGTAACGATGATGAGCCTCTTAATCCTGGTGAATTTAGAGATATCGATGTACCGGGTGGAGATCTCAAAAACTCCATTATCCCACTTCCCTATAAAGAGCCATCTAACACACTAGCACAGCTTTTAGGTGTAGTTGTTGACTCTGGTAGACGATTTGCACAGGTTGCAGACGCAAAAGTTGCTGATATGAACTCGCAAGCACCTGTTGGAACGACTGTTGCGTTGATTGAACAAGGTTCAAAGATCATTTCAAGCATACATAAGCGTCTACATTACGCTCAAAAGCAAGAATTTCGCATGTTAGCGGAGATTTTTAGTGAAAATCCAGTTCCATACCCGTATTTTGTTGGAAATGTACCTCCAGAAACTATGCAAGCCGACTTTGATGGTCGTGTGGACATACTTCCGGTGTCAGATCCGAACATTTTCTCTATGGCACAGCGATTATCACTGGCTCAGACACAATTACAACTAGCTCAAGCGGCACCACAGATACATAATGTGGAAGAAGCGTATAGACGTATGTATGATGCGTTGGATATTAAGAATATTGAGGCTATTTTACCACCAAAACCTCAACCACAGCCAGTTGACCCGGCAACCGAGAACGGAAATGCTATGAAAAACATGCCTTTACAGGTATTTCAAGAGCAAGACCACGAAGCACATGTTCGTGCACACGTTGCTTTCTTGGCTACGCCTGCTGCACAAGCGAATCCGCAAGGATATATAATGTTGCAAGCTCATGTACAAGAACATGTGGGTATGATGGCAAGAGATCAGGTAACTACGTTCTTTCAAAAATCCATGCAGGCGGCACAGATGCAAGGTCAACAAGTTCCGCAGATGGATCCTGCCGCAGTTGAAGCAGCAATCGCTCAACAGGTTGGTGAGATATTGAATGAAGTTATGCCTTCATTACAACCACCTCAACAGGAAGATCCGTTAGTCGAGATTAGAAAGAAAGAGCTTGAGAATGATACGTCTGAGTTACAAAGAAAAGCACAGAACGATCAGATGAATTTTGAGATAGATCAGGCTAAACTACAACAGGCTTACGAACTTGCTCAACAAAGACAAGCTTTACAAGAGAATATTGCTGATGATCGTAACGATGTAAATCTGTATCGTATCAATACAGCTGCGGCCATGAGGGGTAACAAAGGTAAATAAGTTGTGATATACTCTGCTTATGGATCCAGTAACTATTTCATTAGCCGTTGGCGTGGCATCAAAAGCTTTTTCTGCAATTAAACAAGGTTTTGCCGTTGGTCGTGACATTGAACAAATGTCAGGGGACATTGGTAGATGGATGGGAGCAGTATCAGATGTTGACAATGCTGAAAAGCAAGCTAAGAACCCACCTCTTTTTGGGAAGCTTTTTAAAGCAGGTTCTATTGAAGAGGCGGCAATGGCTGCATACGCTGCAAAGAAGAAACTTGAGGAACAAAGGTACGAACTCAAGACATTTCTAAACATGACTCATGGCCCTGGTGCTTATGATGAGCTATTGGCAATGGAAGGTCAGATAAGAAAGCAACGTCAAGAGACAGTTTACAAACAACAACAGATGAGAAGACAGATTGGTGAAGCTATCACATGGCTTCTTGTTGCAGGAATTGTTGGTGGTTTTGCATTACTGGTTGCTTCTGTTTTTTTTAACAAAGCACATGCAAAAGATTATACGAGAGCACAGAAAATATGGCGTGGTGATATAATTGAAAAACAGATGGTGACCTGTAGGCTAAAATCACAGAAAGTTTACATGGGAAAAATGGCTTGCATATATGTTGCAGCGGGTGGTACAAAGAATAAGACATATGAAATTGAATTCACAGATGTCCATATCGGATGCCCACGCCAATATTCGTGTGTATATAATCCTGGTTCAAAAGAACCTCAGATTGGAGATGTGATGAAGTCTTTAAAGAATGCGGTAAAAGGCAAATGACTGAAGAAAAAGAAAAGAAAGCAAAACTTACAGCAAGACAACGTGAGTTTGTAAAATTTTATGTTGATGGTATTTATTCTGCTAAACAATGTGCTGTTAAAGCGGGATATGCAGAAGACTCTGCAAAGTTTCATGCTTCCAAGTTACTAAATGGTAGAGACTTTCCATTAGTTACTGAACTGGTTAAAGAAAAGCGAGATGAAAAAGAAAGAAAGTACGGAGTTACTTTATTAGGTCAGTTAAAAAGATTATCAGAGCTTTCGTTGAGAGCGGAAGAAGAAGGTCAGTTTTCAGCAAGCATTAATGCAGAGAAAATAAGAAGTGCATTAGGTGGCTTGACTATTGACCGTAGAGAACAGAATCATATTCACCAATTAGATAAACTAAGTCGTGATGAAATTGTAGCAAGACTAGAATCGATTAAGAAAGAATATCCTCATGCGTTTGTTGAGGGTAGTTATAAGAAAGTCGAATCAAGTGAACCAGTACAAATAGCGGAGTGACAAAATGGAAAACATGGTTTTAGATGCATGGAATGATTTATCTTATATTGAAGGGGTACTATTTACATTTTGGCTGTTTATTTTATACTATGGTAAGGTTTGGATAGACAGCAGGTTTTCTAAGAAGGAATGCAAATGCTCACAGCGTTAATAGGACCTATAGCTACTTTAGCTGGAACTTGGTTTGAAAACAAAGTTGAAAAAACTAAGGCTGAAGGACAGGCTAAAGTCGCAGAGGCAAGAGCTCGTGCTACTGTTGCAGAGAAGGTTGCAGCAGGTGAAGTTGCATGGGAAGGCAAGATGGCTGATGCTACAGTGGATTCTTGGAAAGACGAGTTTGCCTTAGTTGTACTACTTTTGCCCGCAATTTTAGTATTTTTGCCCGGCATGAAAGATTATGTTAAGGAT